GTCTCCGCGACTCGCGGCGCTTTGCTACTCGCTGCGAGTAACGGGTCTGTGAACTATGGCGAGAACACAACAGGCGGAGAGATCGACCTTTCAACGATTTGGCTGTTCGGTACGGCAACACAAGTAATTGACGTTATTTACATTCAGGCTTAGGAGAGACGCAGATGCCCTCAGGCATTATCCTTTCAAGCGGTTCGCAAGGTGCAACACAGGCAGACATCGAGAAGGTACTAACCACGCATGGCTATGAGCCGGATAAACCGGAAGAGAAGCCATCAGAAGTCACCGAAGAAAAGGCCGAAGTCACTGAAGAAGTTGAGCAGGTTGAGGCCGAAGAGACTGAAAAGCCTAAGCTAACCCGCAAGCAGCGGGCAATTGACCGAGCAACACGCGAGTTACAGGAAAAGAACCGCAAGCTCGAAGAGAGACTGGCTGCCCTTGAAGGCAAGAAACCAGAGGCAGAAGCCCCGAAGATAGCTGCTCCGAAGCGCGATGACTACGCTTCTGATGAAGAGTTTCAAGACGCGCAGTTCGACTATCGTTACAAGCTGCGTCGGGCGAAGGAAGAGACTGAGGCCGCACAGAAGGCCCTCACTGATCGCCTGAAAGAGAATTTTGAGAACTACCAGGCTCAAGTCGCTGAGTTCAAAGAAGAACACGACGACTGGGACGAAGTAGTAAATCAAGACATAAAAATCCACGAGTCCGTGTATCTAGCAGTAACAGAGCAGGAGAATGGCGCTCAAGTGACCTACTACCTTGGGAAGCACCCTGACTATGCACGCAAACTCGCGGAAATGACACCACTCTCCGCCGTTATGGAAGTCGGTCGCCTCGCTGAGAGGCTGAAGACTGGCGCTGCGAAACCAGCAGAGGCTAACGGTGGAGCACCCACAAAACCCAAGCCACGACTCCCGGAGCCGGTTAAGCCGGTGAGCACGTCGGCCACTTCCTCAACCCTGACCACACGCGAAGCCGCAGCGAAAAAGGATTACCGCGCATTTAAGGCAGCGTATCGGGCAGGTAATTAGGAGAACACTTTGGCTAATCTCATTCTCACTAACCAAGAGATCAGCTTCAAGAACCTTATGGTTCTGGAGAACTCGATCTCTTTCACGAAAAAGGTCATCCGCCGATACGATGACAGATTTGGACGGGCAGGAGCGAAGATTGGTTACATTCTCAATATTCGCAAGCCTGCACGCTCAGTCTCAACGGCGGGTCAGGGCATCCAGCTCCAGGACTACATTGAGCGCTCGCTTCCCTTGGTCCTCAACAAGCAGTATCAACAGGCGTGCGCATTCACGTCTTCGGACTTGTCACTGTCGTTGGATGACTTCACCAACCGCGTGACCAAGCCGAAGATTGTGCAGCTCGCCAACGACATCGATTACGACGGGCTTCAGCAGTTCGCGAACGTACCGGCAGAGGTTGGGACGCCTGGAACGGTGCCCAGCACCCCGGACACGTACCTGAATGCTCTCCAGATTCTCGCAGACGAAGGCTTCCCGGTTGATGATCAAGAAGGGCTATCGGTCCACATCTCGCCCCGTATGCAGCGTGCAATCTTCCCCGCGCTTCAGGGCTTGGTAGCAACTGGATCGGGCACGGCGAACTTTGCTTTCCTGCGTAACCTTAAAGGCGGAGTTGGCGGCGAAGATGATTACTTCAAGGGCCTTGTGGCGAAAGGTTTGGGCTTTGACTGGTTTATGACCCAGAACGCCCCGACATTCACCACTGGCACGCAGGGCGGTTCTGGCACAGTGACCGGAGCAGGACAGACCGGAAGCTCCATCCTCACTGGCGGCTGGTCGAACAGCATTACGAACCTGTTACAGGCTGGTGACATTATCACGTTTGCCGGTGTGCACAGGATCAACCCGTTGACCCGTCAGTCCACTGGCGATCTGCGGACGTTCGTTGTGACTGCTGCCGTGAACTCAAACGGCTCAGGCGTGGCGACGATTCCGATTGCTGGGCCTGATGGCGATGGCATCGTGTTGGCCGGTCCTTACCAGACGGTTGACGTTTCGCCAGCGAACTCAGCTGCAATCGTTGTCAGCGGTGCCTCTGCTGTGCAGTCCTATCGCGGCTTGGCTTTCCATCCTGAGGCATTTGCCTTTGGTTGTGCTGATCTCGAAATGTACGAGAATCAGCACATCATGGAAATGGCCGCCGACAAGGAGCTCGGTCTTGCCATCCGTATGTGGGCAATGCCTGACATCAACACCGACCGCTTGCTGATGCGGTTGGATGTCCTTGGAGGGTGGATCACGATGTATCCCCAAGGCGCAGTCCGAATCGCAAGCTAACCCAAAGGAAAAGAGAAACCATGAACTTCAAGAAAATTGCATCACTTCTCATTCTTGTGGCGGGTTTGGCTGGAGCTAGCTTCGGTCAGGCTGCGCTTACTCAAACTACGCTGGCGAGTGCGGTGAATGGTCCTTCGTTCTACAACGGGACTACTCCATCTCTCTCGCTGTCGGTAACCCTTGCCTCTTGCACCGGCATTGCCGCTCCTATTCTTCCTGGTACGCCTTCGAGCATCATCTACGTGGGCAGGGAAGCAATGGGCGTGTTTACGGTCAATACGTCAACCTGCGTACTGACTGTGAATCGCGGCTATCTCGGCACGCAGGCGTCTCCGCACCCTTCGGGCGACATGGTGCTCTATGGTCCGAACTATGCGGTCACTCTGTCTCAGGGCGGAAATCCCGTTCCTAGTGGGCTTTTTCAGGTAGACCCTCCGCTCAATGGTGGGTGCACGGCAGCTGGGACGCCTACAACGCCTTGGGTCAATGTGCTGACTGGCTATCAGTGGCTATGTTCTCCGACAAGCAATACTTGGGTTCCCGGATTTAACAATCCAACGACCGGGAGTTCTGACGGAGATATGGGAACCGTGGCCTCGGTCGCTGGAGCACAAACTATCCTTGGCCCGTTCTTCCGCATTTCTGGGACGAATGCAATTACCTCGTTCACGATTCCGGTAGGATTGGATGCTACTGCGGTTGGGTACGGCTCATTCTGCGTATACCCCACTGGAGCATTCACCACCACTGCCACGAATAACATTGCGGCTGCCACGACTGCGGTTGTCGGGAAGACGCTGTGTTTTACGTGGAATGCGGCCACGCAGAAGTTTTCGGCCAGTTACTAACGTTAATCGCTTCTGGCCGTTGAGCGACAATCAGCGGCCAATTTCTTAAGGAGAACCAGCAATGCCTCTCGATGGAACCGATAAGATCGTACCAACCGCGTATGACGC